TACTCGGCGTCGGCAAAGGTCATCTGCTTCATCGGGAAACTCCGGCAACGGGATCGGCGTATTTCACCAGAAACGGGAAGTCTTCTTCAGGATTTCCCTAAGCTTATCAGCGTTGACACGGCTGATGAGTCGAAGAAGGTCGGTGAATTGGTGCGTGTCAACAAGCCTGTTGAGTTCGACAGCGCTGATGAGCACGGAACTGGCGGTTCTACTGCGACTGATCTGAACGTCGAGAAGGTCGAATTGCGTCTTGATCGTCACGTGTACAAAGAGTTCAAGATGTCCGACCGTGAGTTCACCGGAATGCAACCAGGTGTTATCCCTGATGCGCTGGCCGCTGCTGTCGATGTTCTGGCTCGTACAGTCAACTCCGCGATCTTCGATATGTCCAAAGAAGTGCCTTACTTCTCCGGAAATCTTGCTTCTGCTAACGCTCGTGACAAGAAAGACATCATCCAGGCTCGTAAAACTCTGCAAAATGCGAAGGTTTTCGGCGACAAGAACTTGGTTCTGACATCCGATACCGAAGCTGATTTGCTCGGAATCTTCACTACTGGCAATGACCAGACAGCCGAAAAAGAAGGCACTATCGGTCGCAGGTTCGGTTTTGATGTCTACAGCGACGTCCAGGCACCATACCACTTCGCTGGTACTGCTTCGGAAAGCGCAGGTATCACCCTGTCAATCGCCGCTGCTGCTGGATCGAGCACGCTGGTTCTTGCTGGATGCGGTGCTAACGCTACGCTGGTCAAGGGTGACGTGATCTCGGTTGCTGGTTCCAGTCAGGTTTTCGCAGTGGCTGCTGACGTTGTGGCTGATGCGGATGGCGCTGTAGCTGTAGCTGTGACCCCTGCGGTAAGTGCTGAGCTGGCTTCTGGCACTGCAATCACCGTCGCAGGCGACCACGCTGTTGACCTGGCTTTCTCGAAGTCCGCCTTCATGATCGCTTTCCGTCAGCTCGAGACTCCTGAGAATGCGCCAGGCGTGACAATGGGCTCGATGACTGACCCTGTAACCGGGATCACTCTAAGGCTTCTGAGCTGGTACAACCCAAGCACCGAGAGCACTCACTGGAAGCTCGAGACGCTCTTTGGTTGCAAAGCTGTTGCTCCAGAGCGTGCCATCCGGGTTGGTGGACACTAAGCAAAACGGGGCTCGAAAGGGCCCTCTTTGCACACAAACATGGGGATCCTGCGGGATCCCTTTTTTTTTGCTTAGATTGATCTAATGGCTTGGGGGTAGTCGATGTCGGGGTAGACTGTTAAGCACCTGTTGGCTTTTGACTGTAAGTAGTTTTACTTAGCCGTTGGGGGGACGCCAATGTAATGCATCTTATTATTTGACGGAAAATTGGTTTTTGGTATACGTGAAAAAGTAGTGTGCATGCGCTTCCCTCATTTGCAATAATAAAAATATACAGAGCAGCGCAATACGGCACCAAGAAAAATAATTAAAAAAATGCTAAAGGTTTTCAGTACTTGTGACGTATATATAGATAAGAGACAGAGAAATCTCTTAGACAACTAAAAGGTGAACCACATGAACAGATCAAATTACGAAAGAAAGCTCGAGATCGCTGAATCCTGGATGGAAGACATGGTCGACAGATGTGATTGCTCGCTAGTAAGCAAAAAAGATGCAAAAGAGAACTATCCGGATATGGGAGTCGATTTTGAATGCTCAGAGCTTTGGCTAATCCCATATTCCTCAGATCCGGTTGCGATCAGTGACGCAGAAGATCTGGTGCAGTACATCGACGACGATGAGTGCATCTACGACGAAGATCTTGAAGAGTGCATCACTGAAGAATAGTTGAAGAGTACTTAAAAAGATCTGTCGACAGCCCCTCAGTAGAGGGGGTTTTTCTTTTCCGGATTAATGTGACCTGAAAACATAACGGCTGGCAACTATGTATAATAGAGCGATAAGAATAATAATCGCGGAAGTCTCAAATGACAATTCAAGCCTCTATGTCCACCAACGGCGACAGTTTGCCGATTGTTTCCCCTGGCGTTAGCCGTGGTAAAGGCGATCTTCTAACCGCTGCGGATATCTTCACTTCTCAGGTTATCCAAGGCCAGACCGTATATATTTTCTGCGAGTCCGTAATACATATCGCCGAAGGTTCTTCTGTGACTGATACAGACGCTCCTATCGACGCTCGCTCTGGCATCTATCTCTCGGTGAACGCCGGCAAAAAGCTCAGCTTCAAGCTTATGGGCGCCCAGGATCCTGCAACGGTCTGGATCCACGAGGTGAGATAAGCCATGAACATCATCCAGCGCTCGCTTTTATCGCTCCGGAAGTTCCGCACAGCCGTCAAAAAGGTCTTCGGGCCTCCTGGCGGGTTATGGTTGACTTGCAACGTCGATTCTACGGCCACGGTTGGCGGCACTGGAGCAACTCCTGGCCATTACCTCACTGTCACTTTCCCAGACAGCTCGACTGCATCAACAATCGTAGGTGCTTCCGGAGCGTGGTCGGTGACTTCAGCGCAGCTGGCTAGCTGTCCGAGCCCCGACGACCTGTCTGTAAGCACTTCAAACCCAGCAAATACGGCGGTAATCGACAGCATCACCGTCACCCCCGATGGCAAGTACTTCGTCCAAGGCCACGGCGGGCGCGACAAAGACACGATCTCTTTCACTATCGACGATGAGACCTACACCCTGATCCTGGACGGGTCGTCAGTCTGGTTCTTCACAGTTGAGCCCAAAGTGCCTCCGAAAGACCTCGAGCCAGGTGACATTGATCCAGTCACCGACTACGTGCCTCCGTATGTCATCAGCATCGAAGACCAGGGCGACGGCACGCATCTCGTCACTGGCGGCGGCGGAAAGGTTGGAGACAAGCTGACGGTCGTTGCTGATGGCGTTGAGTACGAAGTGACCGTTACTGGCGCTGACGGCTGGACTGCGATTGTTGGCGAGAAGATCGAAGACGGCATCGAAGTACCAGGCTATGTCGCGCCTTACGTCATCTCGATCACTGACAACTTGGACTCGACCTTTACAGTAGTCGGCGGTGGTGGCAGGGCTGGCGATAGGCTGACGGTAACCATCAATGGTCAAGAAAAACTGCTTGTTACCAACACTGATAGCTCCTGGTCTGTCATCGTCGACATGAGCGTACCAGGCCAAGAAGAAGTCGATGTTGGCTCTGACTACATCCCTCCATATGTCACAGAGATCATCGACAATTTGGATGGGACTCACACCGTCAATGGCGCTGGCGGCAAGGCCGGAGACACGCTGACAGTCACTATCAAGGAAGTCGACTACACCATCTCCCTGATCACGACCGGCGACACATGGTCAGTCACAGTGACCGAAGAGACCGTAGACGAAGAAGACGTAGACGTAGGCTCTGACTACATCCATCCGTACGTCATCTCAATCACGGACAACGGCAACTCTACCTACACGATCATCGGCGCCGGAGGCCGCGCAGGAGACGTTCTCACTGTCACGGTCGAAGGCCGGCAGCACTCGATCACTACCACCGCTGACGACGCCTGGAGCCTGACGCTCGACCTGTCGACCCCAGCGCCGGGTGACGTCGACGTGGGCACTGACTACGTGCAGCCATACATCATCTCCATCACCGACAACGGCCAAACCTTCACCGTCCTGGGCGGCGGCGGACGGCCAGACGAAGTCTTCTCCATCACTTACGACACCGTCATCTACCCGATCACCATCCCAGCCGAGGGCACATGGACTGTCGAAGTCACCAAAAAAGCACCACCAGTGGTCGAGGTTCCTGACACCTACGTTCAGCCCTACGTCATCTCCGTGACCAACAACTTCGACGGCACCTACACGGTCATCGGCGGCGGCGGGCGCGCGGGCGATTTGATCTCAATATCGATTGACGGCAATTTATTTCAGGCTGAGATTCTTACAGATAATTCTTGGGAAATAACCTTCGAGTTTACGCGCACTGTTGATCTTGAAGATGTCGTTGTCATCGTCAGGCCTGACGAGTTGGACGGTTTCGTGACCGCTGCGGATGCGGTTTATGCTGATTACGATGTCGCCGAGTTCGTTGAGTGTGCTGATGACGGGAGCTATATATCTTGGGAAGCTTTCGTAGAGCACCTGAAGTCGATAGTCGGTATCGATACAACTGCGCTAGATACAGTCAATTTCGATGCTTATGGAGCTGCCAAGAAAGTTCTTCGGTCAGGCGAAAGATATATAGCAGCTTTTGATGAAGTGTATTTGATTTTTGGTGTGGTTGATAATGTCGTTGTAGATGTTCAGACGATAGAAAAGAACTACATGACAGGCAGGGACTGTGATGTCTTCCGTACCGAGCACGGCATCTATTACTTCAAGAAGGATGGGGTGCTTGACAGGCTGACTCGTCTTGACGGCGCTGAGTCCGACGTGGTGCTTGATATCACTAGCCGCTGGGATACCGGCCTTCCTGCGCTCGTAACTCTTGGTGACAGGGAGTGGCTAGTAAACGCCGACTTTTCGATCTCATACCTGATAGATCCCCTGACTCTGGAGCACACCCAGGGCCCGGTTTTCAGTGAGATAGAGATAGTCCACCAGGGAACGCTGAACGAGGCTGTGTCAGCAGATGGTCGAGTCTTTGCAGTGTGCAGGCACAAGGTGTCGGGATACTACGGAATATACGAGCTAAACAGTGGCGGCTTTATCCAGCTACTGAGCGCATCAGGTAATCTTGCGGGTGGAAATGGGAGTCTGTATGTCTTTAATACTGGCGGCGTTGGCGATCTAGTTAAGATTGATTTGGCTACCGGTCAGCAAAAGACGCTTGCTTCTCAAGGCGGAATTGTTAGCGGATTCGTATTCGGTGACTTCGGGGTGTTTTTACGCGGCAATAGAGAGGGTTTGCTCGTCACATACGACGCAGGGGAGACTTTCGAAGATCTGCTGCACACCCCAGGCTTCTCTGGACTAAAGCATATAGACTGCGACGGCGACCGAATCATCATCACAAAGCAGTGGGATACATACACTCTCCAGACTTATAACCTGATCAAACTCTGATACAATATAACAATAATAATAAGAGTCAGAACCAATGACCACTAATAAGAAAAGACCATCAGACCTGGCCGCATGGGACGGCGATTTGAGCGCAAACCTTCACGTGCATAAGCCCGGATCGTCGATGCGCGTCAGCCTTCAAGAGATCGTCGATGCTGTGCCTGTGCCTGATGCTAGCGGCGGCGGGCTTGCTACTGGAGACATCATCCAAAGGCCTACTGGCACATACGATGACTACTTTGAGTGCGACGGAAGCATCAAGCTAAGTGCTGAAGCGCCTGCTCTTGCTGCCGCCATTCGTACCGCTGTTGGGCCTATCGCAGACGGATATAGTGTCGAGTCGGGCTTTAGATATCAGGCTCCTTACGCTGGCTGGGAGCACATCAGTGACATGGCTAGACTCGGCGGCTATACCCTCTACAAGTCAGCCTCCAACGGCTTGTATACGACCCTGATCTCCGATGCCGGCGAGATCATATACTCTGGAGCTCCGTCGACCTCGATGGGTAAGCTTTTTGCTACATCTAATGCACTGTATGCAGCGACAACCACTTTTGATCTTTATCTGGCTGACGTCCTCGGAGCGACACCATCCTTTAATACGACAAGAGTTGTAGCTGCTGGCTCTTCGTATTTTACAGGGATAGTGTCTGTAAAGCCCGGTTTTGATCTTGTGGTCTCTAACACCCCGGCGAACTTTTACCTCATCGACGTCGCTGCGGGGACATCAGTGAAAGGGACAGCTCCTCAGTCAGCAGTTGTCTATGCTGCCGAAGAGACTAATGGTCGAATCTTCGCTGTCGCAAGAGTCAATAACGTGACGGGTCTATATGAGCTAGTCTTCAAAGACTCTATAGCTGACATGGACTTCAAGGTCATTGAAGAGCTCTACGGATGGTCAACCGGCGTAATTTCAACCATCGACGAAAGAAACTCTAAGACCATATATTTTGGAAGAAAGTCGGTAGATTACTGCTATCACATCGAGACCGGAAGCATCACAAGTGTAGATCGACTGGTGGGCACTTTTAACGCCGTCGATTTTTGGTGTACAGCTAAAGACAATGTCTTGATCGTATCTGAGAGCCCTTACGAGGCTGGAAGAAGCCTCATCAGCTTTGACTACGGAAAGACCTGGCAGACACCTCCGGACTTTGGCGCAGGCGTAAAAAAGTACCGCATATATGAAGGCGAGATCTACACAGTAGCTGCTAATAGTGATGTCAACTTGGTCGGCGGAACTACAGGCACAATACAGACAAACGCGATCACATACATCGGATCAGATCACTTCAAACTGCCAGCTCTGACATCAAAAGCACAAGGACACTCATACTATGTCAAAAAGTAAGGCTCACTACAGCCCAAAAACCGGGTGCGTCATCGCTATAGGTGAGCTACCAGGAAGCCAGCACTTCATCGAGATCGAAGACAGCTCCGATGCTCTTGCCGCCATGGCCGCCACAAAGTCCCTGCGTGTGGTCGACGGACAGCTTGTTATCACTGACTCACGCGCGGAAAAGCTCCATGAAATCCGCGCTCAGCGTGACTTTCTACTGAAAAAGTCAGACGTCGAGCTGATGAAACTGGAAGATTCGGAGCTGATCACCGGAGTGCGAGATGCCGAAAGACGTCAGGCCCTGGCTCTATATCGTCAAGCCCTGCGCGATATCACGACACAGCCAGATATTTTTAATGTTTCCTGGCCTGAGCTTGGAGAGTAACTAGATGAAAAAGACAGAAAGTGTATGGCTAGAAGTCGGAGAAAAGCGGGTTCTTGTGGATGTTGGAAGCAAACAACACGAGTTTTGGCTGGCTAAAGTTGTTGGTGCCGGCGCTGGTGATGATGTTGTAGGGGCAGTGGAGCCGGTGGTTGAGCCAGAGGAAGTTGCTGAGGTCGTTGAAAAGCCGAGACGAGGGAGAAAGCCTAAGGTAGCTGCTGAGTAAGTTAGATACCCATGGCTTCCTCGAGCTTTATACCCATCATTCGGTTTTCATCCTGGGCTAGCTCGAGTGCTCTTTTCCTGATGCTCTTCACTAGATCGGGCACAGGCATTGAGTCTGCGATTTGCTGCTTGTGCTCAAGTGTCGCTTCATGCACTACTCGCTCATAAGCAGCCTTACCGTACCTGTCAATAATCTCGATAAATGGGTTGCTCATTGCTCAATCCTTGAAACGCAAGTGATACAATACTAAAAACATAATAATAAGAACATATCCATATGTCAATTCAACATGATCTCTCTTTAGAGACTCTCAAGGCCACCCCTCCGCTCGCCGTCACATCAGCCATGATCATGGGTATATCGGTCAGTGACTGGGCCGCGATACTTACGATCATCTACGTACTTCTCCAGATCTTTTTCCTACTCCGCAAAAAGCACAAAGAATCAGTAGAAGAAAAAGCCGCAAAGGCCCGGAAATTGGCGGTTGCGAGTGAGGCTGACGATGTTACGTAAGAAGCTTATCGCAGCCGGTGCCGGTGCTGCTTTAAGTATCGCAGCAGTCGTCGTGTCGCACTTCGAAGGCCTGGAAAAAGCAGCATATAAAGACCCCATCGGCATCCCAACGATATGCTACGGCCACACGGCTACCGCAGAGCTAGGACAAGTAAAGACTGAGGCTGAGTGCGACGGACTACTTAAAGAAGATCTACAAGTAGCGCTGGATGCAGTCGACAAGTACGTCAAAGTCGAGATGCCTGCACAGCGGCGAGCTGCTTTTGTGTCTTTTGTTTACAACGTTGGCGCCGGGAACTTTGCTAGGTCGACGATGCTGCGGAAGTTGAATGCAGGGGATTCCCGTGGTGCCTGTGCCGAGCTTGATAAGTGGGTATATGCGGGAGGGCGTGTGCTGCCAGGGCTTGTTAAGAGGCGTGCTGAAGAGCGGGCGCTGTGTGAGGTAGGGCTATGAAGACGTATCTCGCTATAGCTGTCGCCGCCTTACTTCTGCTGCTTTCCATAGCGGTGCTCAAGGGACAAAGGGATAGCTTGGCTTTGCAGCTTCAGATGACGCAAGCAGCTGTGACCGAGCTCGAGCAAGCGGCGATGAAGTCGAGGTCTTTGCTGGCTTCGCGGGATGCAGTGGATCTGAAATATACCGAGGAATTGAAGAATGCAAAAAATGAGAATGACCTGCTTCGCGCTGCTGTCGCTAGTGGTGCTAAGCGGGTGCGCGTCAAAGCCAGCTGTCCAGTCGTGTCCCGAGATACCGGCTCCGCCAGCGTGGATGATGGAGCAAGACCCGAGCTCGATCCTGCTGCTCGAGAAGATTATCTACAGCTCAGAGAGCGAATAGTCTCGACCGAAAAGCGTCTGGCTGGACTACAGGCGTATGTGAAAAACGTTTGTCTCGCTGGTGGTGCTGATGAGTAAGCGCGCTGACGAGACGATCAAGCACCAGATAAGGCTCAGGGGTCAGTTTACCCGCATAGCCAAGCAGTCTGTACTGCATCTTGAGGCGCTCAAGCGGAGCGTGAAGGCCGAGATCGATGAAGCGATGGAAGCTAAAAACTGGATGGCTTCGGCAAAGTTGAGGCGCACGTTCGCGACTATCGACAAGCTCATCGATGAGCAGTACTCGATGATGTCAGACAGCTTGAAGACCGAGCTTGGAGACCTCTTTGCGTACGAATCGGAGTTCTCCAGCAAGCTGCTCGGCGTCGACTTTGACACAGCTTTGATCAGTGAAAAGCTGGTGCGGAGTGTGGTCGAGGAAGATCCCTTTGACGGCAAAATTTTAAGCGAGTGGCTGGCTGAGCAGAAGCTTGCGACCCAGACGAAGATCAAGCAGACGGTAAGGCTTGGCGTGCTGAATGGCTTGAGTACTTCGAAGATCGTGTCTGCGCTTTTTGCTGAGCCGGGGAATCCTTTTGTGGGCGCAAGGCGGCATGCTGAGGTGATGGTCAGGACGGCTTCTGCACACGTCACTTCGCAAGCGAGCATCAGGACTTTCGAGAGCGTCGGCTTTGAGAAGTATCAGATCAGCTCAGTGCTTGACGGTCGGACGTCGCCGATTTGTCGCGGGCTTGATGGGAAGATCTTCTCTGTCAAGGATCCTGGCCGAAAGGTGCCGCCGTTTCATCCCGGTTGCAGGTCGACGATGATCGCGGTGACTGATGACGACCCTGCTTTTGATGATACGTACGAAGACTGGCTCAAGAAGCAAAGTGCCGAAGACCAGAAAGGGATCTTGGGTGCTGAGAGGTATCGGCTCTGGAAGGCTGGGAGTAGTCTGGACTCTTTCGTCGACCTGGATGATCTGCATGTAGTGCCGCTTGAAGAGCTAAAAGCAAAAGAAAGTTCTTCTTAGCCAAAAATTTTTATCTTACTGCATGCTTCTTTGTATACCCGCATTCTTCTTTCATGTCACCCCCATATCTCGGATACCTTTATTTCTTTTATATAATAAGAGAATGGATAGATATTCAGGTGCTTTCTGCTATACCGATAAACCATTTGTTGGTATGTGGTAAGATAAATCTATTGGTTCAGAGAAACTTCTTTTATGACATATGCCACATACATCGACTACAAAAGCGAGTTCGGCGACGACGATCTACAAGACGGATCAGAAGCTCGCGTACATCTCGCACTTCAACGCGCCTCAAAGCTCGCGGACACTTACATGCGCTCTGCTGGCATCGAAGTACCAACGTCTGACGCTACAGTAATCGCTGACATCAGGGGCTCAGTCCTTGACATCTCCAGGTACTTCTGCTGGCCTGACAACACGAGCGACGAAATCCGCAAGCGCTACGAGGACGCCATCAAATTTCTGGAAAGCGTGGCCTCTGGCAAGATCAGTCTCATCATAAAAGACGGTCAAGTCAGCAATGGCGACGGCTTCCGCAACATCCGTTTGATCAGGGCATAACGTGGCTATACCCTTAATTCTTAGAGGCCTTGCAGCCAGCAGCGACGGCAAAAAGTCTGTCGAGATGCTTGCTGACACTAAGCAGCTTCAAGAACTTGCCGTCAAAATAAAAAATCTAGGGCCGAGCAACCCTCACGTTAAATCCGGCCTCCACCAAATCGCAGCACTCTGGGAAAACCGAATCAAGTCCAACTTCAGGCGATCAGTCGACCCGTACGACAGCAAATGGCACGAGATCAAGCACCGCGACGGCCAGCCCCTGCTAGATACCGGAATGCTCCGCAACAGCATCAATAGCGAAGTCAGGGGTTTGAGCATCGTCCTGGGCTCTTCTATCGACTACGCAGACAAACACCAACGCGGCATCGGCGTCCGCCAGCGTATGTTTCTACCGACCCCCGTTGTCGGCCTGCCTGACAAGTGGAAGAACGAATACACCAAAATCATGCTCGATAAAGTACAGAAGGCAGTCCAATAATGAATATCAGCGGCCACTTAGAGCTCGTAAAAGAACTAATAGAACAGCTCCCATCAAGCCCAGTAATTAAATTCTTCTCCGGTGAACTCGTCATAGAAGACTTGAAGGATATCAAGATCGACGGCAAACGCCCTTATATACTCCTCTCCTGCGGCGGCGGAGATATACCCACAAAAGACAAGCGCGTCAAACTAGAAGTAGATGCTCTTTTTGGCGCCTGGGTTATCGGCAAGACAGACCCGACAACTCACGGCATGTCCACAATTGCAGCTGATACTGCCGTTGAAGTTGCAAAGATTATCGAAAACTATCGCGGGGACATCAAAACAAACCCTAAGTTGCCTGTGTTACAATCGATAAAGGAATCTTTCAACGGGCAAAAGGGTAACACCAACTTTTCAGCTTGGTCGGTTATCTGGACTCAAAGAATAATTCTCGTTTGATTTGAGCTCAAACTAATACCAAACAATAATAACAATAAGGTATACCTGCTATGTCATTCTTAGGCTTTAATGCTCCTGTTGAGCACATCGGCTTCATCGGTAACTCCAACGCTTTGGCGGAAGTAATCTCGAAGAGCACTGGAAAACCAACTGGCGGAGCTTTCCCTCTTGGTAACATCACATCGGCTCTGATCGACATCTCTACTGAAAAAGTATCGATGAAAGACATGGGCTCCGGATCCATGGGCACGCTGCTGGAGCACACAGTATCTACGACCATGTCTGTAACCCTGACTCTTGGTAGTCTCAGCCCTGAGAACATCGCCCTAGGAGCATATTCGGACGTTATTAAAGACGCTGCGGAAGTCGGCAAGACCTTTGTAGGTAGTGCTTACAGAGACCGTAGCATCATCCCGGACGGTATCATTGCATCTGTCGAATCGATCACTGGCGCTGACGCCGTTGAGCTAGTCGAAGGTACTGACTACATCGTGAGTAACGGCAGCATCTACTTCACTCCGGAAAGCGCTATCACTGATGGTGAAGAAGTCCAGGTGTCGTACACCACTGTCAATACGAAGCGCCTCGAGGCGATGATCAATAGCGATTTGAACCTTCGGATCGTCTTTGACGGCATGAACGTGTCGAGGGGTAATGCGCCAGTCAAGGTGACCCTGCACAACGTGGCGATTTCTCCGATGACCCAGCGTCAGCTTATTGGTAGCGACTATGGATCTATCGAGCTGAAGGGCACGCTGCTTCTATCCAGGCAAGCTTTCGGCCCAGGCTACTCACGCTACTTCAAAGAAGAGCACGCCGACGCTATCTAAAGCAGCATAAAAGCGTCACATGCAGCACCAATGCTTCCAGGGCCCCACGGGGCCCTTTTTACTGGTCTTCTGGAGCGTTCAGCCGCGATTCGAAGTCTGCGATCCGGTAGTTTCTCGTCCGCACATCCTCGCGGCGGTTTGAGATAGCACTTAACAGGATAGCGGTGACTGTATGAAAGTCTTTGAAGTCGCCTGCGCACGGGACATCCAGGGCTTTATACATGGCTTGCAGATCTTTCGTGTAATCGCCGTGGAGCTGATGAGCAATGACGTTTCGTGCGTCGCTCAGGTGCTTCGATGCCTGTATAAAGTCTAGGTCGAGAGGAGTCATGAGCCTGACAAAATTGCGCACAGCGCCGGCAGTCATTGAGTCAGAAAGAGGGTTCAATGCTATGACAGAAGCCAGGCCGCGCATTGCACGCTCTACCAGGATGTCAGCCCTTATGACCTTAAAATCCAAATCGGAAATCTCTGCAAACCCGAAATTCATATAGAAAAGGTCTGCAAGTATCTCATCAGGCATGCAGTGGATCAGCTCTTCAAAGGTCTCGAGAGAGCCTGATCCCGGATACTTCGGATTACCGTCTTCATCCTTTTCATCTCGACATGCGCGCATAAGCCTTACGTACTCAGCACGCATCTCGTCGCTAGTCATCCCTTTGCTTTTAGCCACGGAAGATCTCCACTAGCTCATCCCTTGTAGCAGCATCAGCGATCTCAAAAAGCAAGTCAGTCAGCTTCTCTCGATGCTCAGCTTCTATCTCAAGAAGCATGTCGGACATCGCAAGCCTGGTCGGATAGTCATATCGCTTATGAGCCAGCGTGAAAGCGATACAGTCAAAGACCGCTTGCAGTACATCAAAGCGAAGACCGGGCTCTTCATCCATCTCAAGAAGATACTCAACAGCCTTCACTTCAGGCATGTCATATCCAGAACTTCTCAGCACAGCAGCTGCTTGACGGCAAACATATTCATCCCGCTCCGCCAAACTCATTTCCGATATCTTCATATCCCTGGCCTCATGCCTTTTGAGCTCAAATAATCCGCTACTTTACTATCGCCTGTCAACTAAGTTCCACGTGAAACATGTTAATATAAAGGCATAAGAATAATAAAAAAGGCATCAAAATGTCCCTGTTAGATATCGCCATTCCATCCAAAAAGGTAACCATCCAGCAAGCCTTTGGCGAAAGCTCGGAAGTTGCACTCGATGTTTTCGGCCTCAACACCGAAGACCTCACTTACTTGGTGCAAAAGCATGGAATGGTCTTCGCTGCTTACTTCCTGCGTAACGTAAAAGAAAACGTCGAAAACAGGGCATCGGCGAGGGAGTTGCTAATGGCTTTCCCCTCTTTCAGTGACGACATCGTTGCTTGCGGTTGTAAGCAAAGAGAAGCATCTGAGCATGTTGCGAACTTCGTCGTTCCGATCAAAATCGAGCTTTTGGCCACTGTGCTCGACCTTACTTTCCCTACAGGGCTAAAAAAAAGTCTCGAAAACCTGCTGCCGCTGGTACTTCAGTTGCTGATCAAATTCGGTTATATGAGGCTGAGCGAAGAAGAACTCAAGAAGATGCAAGAGCAAGTGAGCTAAAAGCAGCGGAAGACTTTATCAAAAGCCTCTTCTACATGTGTGAATATCTTGTATCGAGAGGCCATAACACGGCTGATTTCAATCCGTACCAATACTCTTTCAAAAAGCTTTACCAGACGTTCGAAGTACAGAAGAGTATCGCTAACTCCACACTTCGGCTTGAGCAGAGCGCGAGCCACTTGAGCCGAGCGGCAATGAATAGCGGAGACCAGAAGGGTTTCATCGAATTACTTGAGTCAATTTCAGAAGAAGAATAATAATGGCAAATAGCACAGTAATTAGCTTAATTCTAAAAGCAAAAGATGAAGCCTCTAGCGTACTGAGTAGCACGGCTGCGAAAGTTACAGCCCTGATCACAGCTTTCGCGGGCGGTGTCGCTATCAAAGAGTCGGTGTCCAGGCTGACTGAGCTCGACGCGGTAGCGAAGCGCCTGAATCTCAGCATGGAGGAGCTGACAGCGGCTCAATATGCGGCTTTTCAGGGGGCCAACGTCGGGCCTGAGCAACTCTCCGATGCGCTGGATGAGGTAAGGATCAAGATCGAGGAATTCAGCTCCATCGGGTCTGGCGGCGCCGTTGATTTCTTCGAAGTGCTTAACGTGGATGCAGCTCAGTTCGCGAAGCTGAACCCTCTCGACCAGTTGATGAAAATCGCCGAAGAGCTGGACGGAATCTCAGACGCATCTGCTTTTACTTTTCTCGATCAGATCGGCTCTGACGCTCTCCGGAACCTCCTGCCAGTCCTGAAAAATGGCGGCGTAGAGATGCGCAGGTTGATGGAAGATGCGAAGCGCCTGGGACTCACGCTGTCAGACGAAGAGACAATAGGCGTCAATCAGCTCAACAAATCTTTTCTTCAACTCGGCAAAGTCGGCTCGACAGCTTTCGACAAAGTCCTGGCCGGCATGGCGCCTCAGCTTGCGGCTGTCGCAGAGACCATCACTGAGTCCATCGTCGGTATCGCAAAAGATACTGAGGGCCCCATCAAGGGCATCGGTGATCGCTTCTCTGATGTCATATCCGGCATGGTCGGCGCTGTCGGATTCGTAGGCCGCATCAAGGACACGATAGACACAGTCTTTGCTGGCATCTCGAGCGTCGCGCTCTTCATCGTCGAGATCTTTATAACCGGCCTTGGAACTATCGACAAAGGCTTCGTGAGCTTCGGGAATGGCGTCATCAATGTATGCCGATCATCATTCTCAGCGGCAATTGGGATCTTTAATACCGTCTTCGTTAAGCCTATTTTGGAGTTCACCAGGGCTTTCAATCTGGACGAGATGACCGCGAAGCTCGAGGGATTCCAGAGCCGAGTAAAAGACTTTCAGGCAAGTGCCGGTAAGCCCGCCGAGCTCTTCAAGACCGAGAACCTCGAGCCAGCACTCGAAGCTGTCCGCAGGCTGCGCGAATCTGCAAAGCAGATGGGCATGGATAACGCCAGCCAGGTCTTCAACCCTGACTTAATAAAAAGCCTGGACGACTTCGAGAAGCGGTACAAAGAAAACGTACTCAAGAACAGGGACGACATCGACAAAGAGTCAGCCAGGCGACAGGAAAAGTCACAAGACGGAGTCATAGCCAAGCTCCAGACCAAAAACTTAGAAGCTGCCGCCAAAATAGCCGAAACCCAGGCCCGCCTCCAGGCAGAGCGCGCCAAGCTCGAGATCGAATCAGCAACCAAAACTATCGAAACCCGCAACCAAATCGAGCTTTCAGGCCTCGCTGCCCGCGCCCGTGCCGAGAACTTATCGGCATCTCAGGTCGCTGACATGCGCTTGAAGATAGAGCTCGAGACCGCGCAGAAGATCGCTGAGCAACGCAAAAAAGTGATCGACCATGACATCAAAGTGCTACAAGCCGGGCTAGCTGGTCAGCAAAAGCTCTTGGCCGGCACGAAGAATCTCAACGACTTGCCGGCCATTCAAGCCGAGATCGCGAAGTACGAAGCCGACATTGCTATCAAAAAGTCTGAGCAGGTCGCTATAGGTGCTGAGCTCATCAACCAGTCGGCTTTGCTGAAGGCTGAAAGGGCCGCTGAGATCGATCAGCTGAAAGAGCAGCTACAGACGATCCGTGAGAGCGCTGAGATCGAGCTGAAAGCCTTGGGTGGTGATGAAGTGGGCGCCGAGTTTATGCGGATCCAGAAGGAATTTGAGGACACGATCAGGGACATGGAAGCTCTGGGTGAAGACTCAACGGCGATCAGAAACTTAGTTGACGCCAGGAAAGCAAAGGCCGAGATGGACGAGGTCGAGCGTCAGTATGCAAGCCTGAAAGATAAGCTCGAGAACAACAGAATCAGCCCGCTGGACTACCTCAAGGAAGCGAAAAAGCTGGAGGAAAGAGGGTCGGCTGCGGCTGCTAAGACAGGAAATGGCGACGATGTGGACCCGCCGCGTCAGGATAGTTGTCGTGTGAGTTGATTCGATGAGTCTTGGTCGGTGGGCGTAAGTGAGAGCCGTGTGGCGCGTTATTCGATAGAGCATCGGGAG